CGCCAACACCGAACGACAAAAACGCGGCCACCGATTTTTTTCCGTACAACCCAACGACCCCGGCCCCAATCGGTTCTATCTTTTTTGACGCAAACCAGCCAGGATTGGCGCAAACTGGCGCGGATCAGCCGGTGAACATCGAGATTGGTTCAGAGCTGCCGCGACTGGAATCGAGCGGTTATCGGGGTTTGTCCTATGGGCCTTTAGTTGCGGCCTGGGCGGAAGCGCACATGGGTTTGCGGTTGATGCCGTGGCAGGTGTACGCGTTGACCGGGCAATTAGCTCACGATGAAAACGGTGACTTGATACACGCGGAAGCGTTGGTCAGTACCGCCCGCCAGAACGGCAAATCCATCGCCCTGAAAGCCTTGATTGGTTGGTGGCTGACCGACTTTGCGCGACTTCGTGGGACACCGCAAAACGTGATGTCTATTGCCAACAGGTTGGATCGAGCCGAGTCGATTTATTCGGATCTTGCGCCCATTCTCAAAGAGGATTTTGGGGCAAAACTGTTGCAGGCAATCGGGCGTAAATCAGCGACATTGCCGGACGGATCTAAATGGGAAGTTCGCGCAGCCAGCCCACGTTTACATGGCGCATCAAACGACCTGATAGTTCTGGACGAATTGTTTGACATCCACCAGGATGTTTTGGACGAAGCGCTTAGGCCATCTCAGATTGCGCGCCGATCACCGTTGATGTCGTCCTGGTCAACTGCTGGCGACAGCGAATCCCACGCGATGCTGCAACTGCGAGAACAAGCCCTAACCGACATTGAAACCGGGCAACCGAGCCAGCTGTATTTTGCGGAATGGAGCATCCCCGCTGGCGGAGCGACTGATGAAGCAAATTGGCGGTTTGCAAACCCCGCATTGGGAACCACAATCACACTCAAAGCGTTGCGGGCCGCTTCCAAAAAAGATTATTTTTTGCGGGCCCACCTAAACCTGTGGATTTCTGCTAGAGGATCATGGTTTCACCCATCTGTTTGGGAAGCTTGCGCCACCAAACTTGAAATGCCCACCGGCGGCATACTTGCCCTGGATTCCAGCGTCGACGAATCTCGGTATGTCGGCGTCCGTGCCGTTCAAATTGACAAACAAATCATGGTGCACACCGAGTTTGTGGTTGATTCAGAACAAGAAATGTGGGAACGCGTAAACGCCACAATGGCAGATGGCCGTATCACCTTGATGGTCACTCCATCACTAGAAATCCACGTCCCGCCCACCTTGCAACGCCGGTACAAGTTGACCGGGTACGCCGAGTTGCTGCGCTATACCCAGTTGGTTTACAAAATGATTTTGGAGGGGCGGGTCATCCATAACGGATCATCCATGCTCAGCGAACATATGTGCCGCGCCGTCATGGTCAAAACCGCGCAAGGCTCGGTGCTGTCATCACAGAAATCACCGGGCCCAATCGAGTTGGCGCGATGCGCCGTGTGGGCCATTGCCGAAGTGTCACGCCCGATGACGAGAACGAAACCCATGCTGGTGGTATCGGGCTAAGATTTGGACAGGCACGGCGGCATCGTCGGGATCCCGCCGCGCCACTAATCGAGGACTCACATGGCATTTTTCGGCAGGAACCAAACCAAGGCAATGATTGCCACCGAGCCTGTTCCCCCGATTGCGGCAGCGTCCGGGCCGACGATCTACAGCGACGGCGCAGGCAACCTCGGTGCCGGGTCAGTGGGCAATTTCTACAGCTATTCCGAAGGCGTACTCCGCAACAACGCCATGTCCGTCCCGACCATCGCCCGCGCCCGCGACCTGATTGCTAGCGTCGTCGGCGCAACCCCGCTGCGCATGTACAAAGAAGTGTGGGACGAGCAGGAAGGCGAAATGATGCGCCAATACCTGGCCCCGCGCAGCTGGCTGAAAGCCCCAGACCCGACCCTGCCCTACTCGACCCTGATGTCCTGGACGTTGGACGACCTGTTCTTCTACGGCAAAGCCATTTGGTTCATTAACAGCCGCACCGCCGACGGGTTCCCGAACAGCTACCAGCGCCTTCCGGCCTCGATGGTCAGCTTTCGCGATCAGGCCGGGCCCGTTTTTTTCGCCCCGTCACAGGAACCGTATTTCCAGGGCGGTCGCATCGACCCGGACAACCTGATCCAGTTCATCAGCCCCATCCAGGGCATCATTTACCAGTCCGAACAGGCCGTGCAAACCGCACTGCGCCTTGAGCGGGCACGGTTCCGCAACGCAACCAGCACCATCCCCGCCGGTGTGCTTCGCGTCATCGGCGGCGAACCGCTCACCCAACAAGAAATGCAAGACCTGGTCGCGGCGTTCAATTCGGCCCGAGAAAACAACCAGACCGCTGGCTTGTCGCAGGATCTTGAGTACACCGAAACCAAAGCCAACCCGGCAAACATGATGTTGATGGAAGCCGCAAACTTCCAGGCACTTGAGATGACGCGCATCACCAACATCCCGCCGTACCTTGCAGGTATCGACATCGGTTCGTACCAGTACACCAGCGGTAAACAATCCCGTGAAGATCTGTACCTGTTCGCAGCTCGCCTGTACATGGACTGCATCGCGCAAACATTGTCAATGAACAACAACCTTCCGAACGGCACCTGCGTCGAGTTTGACATCGACGCGTACCTGTCCGACATCGTCGAAGAAGCCGAATCGGATGTTGTAAAGTCACAGCAAGACACGCCAGCGGATCTGGCCCAGGAAGCAATGGACACATCAGCACAATGAAGTCGATCAGTTTCACCGCCCCCGTCGGAGACCTCACCGTTTCCGCTGCCGACGGCGAAGGCCGCCGCACCATCACCGGCATCGCCGTCCCCTACGGTGTCGAGGCGACCGTTTCCGACGGGCGGCGCGTGATCATCGAAGCTGGGGCGCTCCCGGTTGCCGGCAAGAACCCGAAGCTGCTGGTCGAGCACGACGCCTCCAAGATGCCGGTCGGCACCGTCATCGAGCGTGTTGACACCCCGGAAGGGATGCAGTTTTCGGCCCGTGTCGCAAACACGGCCCGCGGACAGGAAGTGATGGTGCTCGCATCCGAGGGCATCCTCGATTCCGTGTCGGTCGGAATCACGCCGACCAAATGGACGACCAACTCCGATGGCGTCATGGTCGTCAAGGCCGCCAAATGGAACGAGCTGTCGGTTGTGAACACACCGGCGTTCGATGGTGCTACCATCACAGACGTGGCCGCTAGCGCGGAAACAGATCCCGACGAAACCGAAACCACCGAAACCGAAGTCGAGGAGACTGTAAACGTGGACAACACCCAGGAAGCACCCGTCGCAGAAGCGTCAGCGCCGAAGCCGGAGACAATCATCCCCACACCGCTGTTTGCGTCGGCACCGAAGGCCACCCGCCTGCCGTCCGCATCCGAGTACCTGGCAGCGTTCCACCGTGGCGGCGAAGTCCGCGCCGGAATCGAGCGCCAGATCATGGACTGGAAGCGCGAGAACCAGTCACCCCTCGAGGCAGCTGCCGGTGACGAAACCATCGCCACCAACCTCCCCGGTCTGCTCTCCGTGCCGGTCCTCGGCCCGGTGTACCAGGAACTCGCATTCATCCGCCCCATCGTCAACGCGCTCGGACCACGCGCCATGCCCAACCCCGGCGGCAACAGCTTCGTGCGCCCGACCATCTCGCAGCACTCCACAGTGACCCAGCAAGCGAACGAGCTCGCAGCAGTCGGCACCCAGTCGATGAACGTCGCCGCAAACACCGTCACCAAGCTCACGCTCGGCGGTTCGCTGGACATCTCGTACCAGTCCATCGACTTCACCGACCCGAACGGCCTCACGACCATCATCAACGACCTCGCCGGTGAGTACCTGCTCGCAACCGAAGGCGTCACCGCCACAAACCTGCTGGCAGCCGCTACGTCGTCGGGCGTGTGGGATCTCACCGTCGCAGACTTCATGAAGTCGCTGTACGACGCCGCCACCGACATTTCCACTACCACCAACCGGATGCCCACGCACATCATGGTCAGCGTCGACGTCTGGAGCCAGATTGGCCAGCTGGTCGACACGACGAACCGCCCGCTGTTTGCCTACACCGGCGGCACCGGCCTCCAGGGTTACAACGGCATCGGCAACGCAAACCTCGGCACCTGGGCAGGCGTCAACCCGCTGGGTCTCGAGCTCGTCGTCTCGTCGAAGCTCGCCGCCAAGTCAATGATCATCCTGAACAGCACCGCATTCGAGGTGTACGAGCAGATGCGCGGAATGCTCTCCGTCGAGCAGCCCTCCACGCTGTCGCGCCTGATCAGCATCTTCGGCTACTTCGCCACGTTCAAGGCGAACGCGACGATGATCCGCAAAATCACCCAGGCATAAGGGAGGCCGCCAATGGCGGTTTACACAGTCACCAACAAGTTCCTGTTGGACAACTACGCCGTCCTGACGGTGCTGGTCCCATTCGACGGAGAAGTCGGATCCACCATCACCGTGGCCGGTGTCGGAACCCCGTTCAACGGTAGCTTCACGGTGTACGCACTCCCCGAATACGAGTTCATTGGGGTTGACGCCCAAGGGGAGCTGCTGTACAACGGCGCAAACCCGACGCCCAACCAAATCCTGTACCCGTGCACCGGGAGCAACGTGGATTTGGTGGCCGCATCCGGCACCATCACCTACACGCCCGTTTGCACCTGGATTACCGGCACCGACATTGCCGACTGGGTGGGCCTGACCTACGCATCCGACGCCACGTTCTTTGACCAGTGCGCCAGCGCCGCAAACCAGTTCTGCTGGCGTCGACGCCAAGAATCCAACAAGCTCCAGGACAGCCTGACAACGGTCCCATCCGGGGATGTCAAGCTGGGCACCATCATGTACGGCGGCAGCTTGTACCGACAGCGCGGAGCCATTGACCAGTTCGCGTCATTCAGCGAAATGGGTACAGCCCCGGTACCGGGCCTATCACCAATCATCAAGCAGCTGCTTGAAATAGGCGCTCACGCGGTTGCGTAATGGCCTACACCGACCTGTTCAACGAGACGCTGGATGACCTGCTGGCCACCTTGGGCACCATCACAGGTTTACGCGTCACCGCCGACCCGCGGTTCATCAACCCGCCATGCGTGTTCGTGGACGCCCCATCGTTTGACGCCTGGAACGGCAACATTGTGAAAATGCAATTCCCTATCCGCATCGTTGGCAACGGTCCTGGTGATCTCAACAACCTAAGAAACCTAATGTCCTTGGCAGCCAAATTGCTGGACAAAAACATCGGCATTCTGAACGGCAGACCAACCGTCGTGACCGTTGGCGGCCAGGACTACGCTACATATGACCTGCAAATCAACATCCAAGGACAAACCGCGTGAAGTACGTCATCGTCAGTGATCGAGTCGGGACACCCGGCGACAAGTTTGAGCCCTCCAGCCCCGAAGAAGCCGAAATACTGCTGGCTGGCGGATTCATTACACAGGCGGACAGAAAATCTGCCAAAATGGAAACCGAACCGACCGAGGAGTAAACCCCAATGGCCACCAGCACATACCTTTCGAACCCCGTCGTCAAGATTGGCGCTGTGGACATCAGCGACCAGTGCACCAGCGCCACCGTCCACCAGAAGACCACGGCACTCAACAGCACCACCTTCGGGGTCACTGCCATGGTCAACGTCGCTGGCCTCCAGGACAACAGCATCGACCTGGAGCTCTACTGGTCCACCGCCGCATCCGAGACATACGCCACGCTCAAGAGCCTCATCGGCACCAGCGTGACCGTCACCGTGCAGGGCTCGTCGGCCGCTACCAGCGCCACCAACCCGCTCGGCACCCTCACCGGCGGATTCCTTGAGGAAATCCCGGTCGAGTACAAGGTCGGGGAGCTCAGCAAGGTCAGCATCTCGTTCAAGGGCGGCACTTTCGCCTGGTCAGAGTCCTAAACCGCAAACAAGGGGAGAACAAATGAAGCTCACGCTCCGCGTGGATCAGGGCGAAGGCCCGTACGAAGTCACCACCACGCTCTGGGTCATTACGCAATGGGAACGCAAGTTCAAGCGCAAAGCATCCGACCTTGCCGCCGGTATCGGTGTTGAGGACTTGGCGTACCTCGCCCAGCAGGCCTCCATCATCGCTGGTATCGGCACCCCGGTGGAACTGGACTCGTTCATCAAGCGCCTTGAGCTGCTTGAGGTGGTCACGGACGACGAACCCGCTTTCCCTACCGACGCGGCAGCTACCGCCGCGCCCTAGCTGAAGTCCTTGTCGCCTGCGGATGGTGGCCACCTGAAATAGACTTTGATGTACAAGACCTAAATACGGTTATTGAAGTCCTGAACGAAAGCCGCAAATGAGCAACGAACCCGTCCAACTTTCGTTTGAAGTTTACGGGCTCAAACAAGCATTGCGAGAGCTCAACCAAATCGACAAATCGTTGCGTCGACAGATCACGCGCCGATTCAAGGAAGTGACCGACCCTGTGGTCAAAGACGCTCAAGCCTCAATTCCGAGCCAACCGTTATCTGGGTGGGCCCGCAAATGGACGACCAAATCGGGCTTTCAAATGTTGCCGTGGGATGCTCGCCGCGCCCAGAACATGGTGAAATCCAAAGTGTCCGGCAAAAAACCACGCGAATACGGCGGGTACGTTTCGGAATTGGCAGTCTTTTACATTGGCTGGTATGGCATGGCAAACACGGTCTACGACATGGCCGGACGCAAACATTCAAGTGACATGGCATCAGCGTTGGCCGCCAAACACGGCCCACCATCGCGAGTGCTATGGCCTGCATATGAAAAAAACCGCAATGTGGTCGAGGATAAAATCCTAGAAATCGTCCAAGATGTCGGAACCGCCGTTGGCAAGAGAATGAATGTGACGCCCACGAAATGATCAAGATTCCCATTATTTCCGAGTTTGACGGTGGCGGCATTTCCAAAGCCGTCGAACAGTTCAAGCAGCTTGAGGGCGCTGGAGCCAAAGCCCAGTTTGCCATCAAGAAAGCAGCTGTCCCGGCAGCTGCCGCGCTTGGCGGTTTGGCTGCCGCCCTGGGCGATGCCGTCAAGGGCGCAATGGAGGATCAGGCCGCCCAGATCCAGTTGAACCGAACGCTGCGCGAAGTTGCTGGTTTGCAGGAATACGGCATCAAAGCAACCGAAGATTGGATTGACGCCACCAGCCGCGCCAAGGGCGTCACCGACGACGAGCTCCGTCCGGCGCTCGCCAAACTGGTAACACAAACCAAAGATGTCGGTGTTGCGGAACGCGGGTTGTATTTGGCGATGGACATTGCCGCCGCCACCGGCAAAGACTTGGGCACCGTCACCGGGGCGCTTGAAAAGGCATACGGCGGAAACACCAAAGCGCTGGCCAAACTGTCGCCCGAACTGAAAGGCATGATCAAGGACGGCATGGGCCTTGACGATGCCCTGGGCGTCCTTGAGGGCACGTTTACGGGTGCTGCGGACGCCGCTGCCAACAGCGCCGAGGGCGGCATGAAACGGTTCGGCATTGCCATGTCCGAAGCCAAGGAAAACATTGGCGCAGCATTGCTTCCCGCAATTCAGGCGCTTATTGGCCCGCTAAACACGCTTGGCCAATGGGCGCAAACCCACACCACCACGTTTCTCGTCATTGCCGGTGTGATTGGCGGTATTGCCACAGCCATCCTTGCGGTAAACACCGCCATGAAGATCTGGGAAGCAGGCACCAAGATCTGGACGGCCTTGCAATGGGCCTGGAACGCAGCTCTCACGGCAAACCCTATTGGGCTTATTGTCGTCGGCGTCGCGGCCCTTGTCGCTGGGCTTGTCCTGGCCTACAAGCATTTTGAGGGTTTCCGCAACATTGTCGACGCTGTAGCCAGCGGACTCAAGACCGGGTTCCTCTTCGCTGTGGATCTCATCAAGGCAGAAGTAAACGCCTTGTACACCGTGTTCAAGACGGTGTTCAACGCCATCGCATCCGCATGGAATAACACCATCGGCAAACTGTCGTTCTCTATCCCATCGTGGGTGCCCGGTATCGGCGGCAAGGGTTTCAATGTCCCAGACATTCCCATGCTGGCTGACGGCGGCATTGTGACCGGCCCGACGCTGGCCATGATTGGTGAGCGCGGCCCAGAGGCCGTTATCCCACTCTCAAGGGCCGGTGCAGGCGTCGGAGGTGGCGGTGTGACCATTTATGTCAACGGTGGCGATCCGCAGGCTGTGGTGGACGCCCTGCGCCGGTTCTACCGTCAAAACGGACCGTTGCCCATCGGCGTGGCGTACTAATGGCATACACCCCGTACTTCAAGGCGTACCAGCAATCATCCGCGCTGGAGATCCAGAACATCCAGGACATGGACTTCGGCAAAGGCCGTCAATACGTCACCGATACCTACCGAGCAGGCACCGGCACATTACGCGGACGCCGCCCCGATCTACTCCCGTCTCTGGCCGTAGGCGACACCATCCGTCTTGACATCGGCGTAAACGGTTCATCCAGCGGCAGCGTGTTCTACCGGCTGTCCAACCTTCAAGTCACCTACGGCATCATCGCCAGCATGGACACATGGTCAATGCAGCTTGAGGACGCATTTGCGGTATTGGGCCGTGCAGCTGTCACGACATCTTGGTCGGCAGGCACCGTCGCTAGTTCCGCGTTTACCACGACTTGTTTAGCGGCCGGAGTGACCACATCCGGCAGCGCCGACGTGCACACCGTCTCAGCCCAATCGTTCACAAACGCCAATTCATTGCAAATCGGTCAAAGCATCATTGACACCGCACAAGCTTATGTCACCGCAAACAGCACTGATTTGGCGTGGTATCCATCCAGTTGGCCGTACACCGCCAGCACCATCAATTTTTCTGACGTTGTCAGCGCAGGAATCATCCAATACGACAACCTGACGTTCGGCAGCTTGATCGACAACTACGCCACCAAAGTGGTTGTATCAGCCACCGGGCTAGCGGACTCGACGTCGGGCACCGGCAACCTGTCCTACAGCTTGGACACTTATGCATCGTCCACATCGGACGCCACAGCCATCGCTCAATTTGTGGCAGGCAACCTTGCCGCAAACACGGCGTCCCCGTTGCAAATCAGCTGCACCATCAAAGAGCAGGCAAACACCAATATGTTTGCACCGTTGAACTCCCCGTACCTTGCCACGGTCAGTTTTCGTGGCACGACGTACAGCTGCTACGTCCTAGGGTTCCAAATGTCCGGGACACCGCAAGACATCCGGGGCACGTACTACCTGGCGTCGGCGTCGTTCCTGTCGCAATTCATTCTCAACAGCACAACCAACGGTGTGCTCAACACCAACAAGTTAGGATTCTGACATGGCAGTCAAGACGTTTGCGGTTGGTGAGGTGCTTACCGCGTCAGACACCAACACTTACCTCAACAACGGCGGCCTGGTGTACATAACCAGCACAACCATCGGTTCAGCGGTTTCAAGTGTCACGGTCAGTAATGTGTTTTCGTCAACGTACGACAATTACCTCATTCAGATTTACGGATACTCAACCTCGGTTGATTCCGTCATGTGGATGACTATCAACGGTTCGGCCGGCACGACTTATCAAAGTATCGGCTACTACATGACATACGGTTCAGCGACCCTGAATGGATCAGGAGCTGCCGCAACGGCCAGCGGTTTCCGATTGGCTGAAAATGCATCCGCCGGCGGAGGATCGATTACCGTAAATCTGTACCGGCCGAACGTCGTTTCCGTCACGACCTTTGATTCTGTGTCTCAAAATCTGACGTACGGAAACCGTTACCAAGGCAAAGACACGAATGCGGCTTCAAGTACTGGCTTTACCCTGACACCATCATCAGGCACTATCTCGAGCGGCAACATTTACATTTACGGCATTAGAAAGGTCTGACATGGAACCGTTGCTTGGCACATTCCACGACGCTGAAACCGGCGAAACCGTCACCCGCGAATTGACTGCCGAAGAAATCGCCGCACTTCCCGAACCCACCGAACCGCTGATACCCGAGTGAAAACGCGGTGGGTGATTCCCGCCGCAACCGTGTCCGCCGCGCTGATCTGGCCCGCACACGCCTCCGCCCTGTCCTGGACCTGTTGGGCCTCCAATACCGATCAATGGCCCCTCGAGCAACCCGACGCCGATTACGCAGCTGGCAAATACCCCAGCTGGCAGGACTGTCTCAATTGGCGGGCCGGGAATCCCGGACCCGGATACGTCTGGTCATACGGGCCGTCTGTCTCCACCACCACTTCCGAAC